AGCAAAACAACTACGGTCGTTATTTAATTTAGGTAATAGTGGGTCAGCTACTCCTCTTTCGCCGTCTATTCTAATAAACTTAAAGCCTAGGTAAGTATCAAGGCTACCTTCAACTAATGCTTTAACTGAGGTGTAGTTTGTAGAAGTTACTTTTTCAAGGTTCAACATATTACTCATTTGTTGACTTGAAGTAACAAAATAGCGGTCTTCTGGGTCTACATTGTTTCCATCTAAAATTTCTTTTGTTTGTAAGACTTTTGCTAATGTTAAACCAGCTGAACCTGCGGCTATTATATTAGAAGAAGGTAAAGCAGAAGTTCCAGTACCATCTTTACCAGTAGCAGCAGTTCCTAGTGCCGCATCAATAATTTCTTTATCATAAGCACGAAGCATTGCCATTGCAGCGATTGAAGCATATTTACTTTGTGGACTGTTTAGCATTTGAACTTCATCTAATTTTTCAATTAATGCCGCCCAATAGTAGTTTTGCAATGTAACTCTTCTTCTTGAATGGTCTACTTCAAGATATTTTGTTTCAGCGTGACGCCCAACTGCTGTTTGTGGATATGTTTTACCAATTGCATCAAAGTATGCTTCTTCTCCGTGAACTGTTTCAACATTAACAGCACTTCTAAGTTTTGAATCTTTTTGTTGTGATAACAGCCTTACTTTATCAGAAAACTCTTTAATAAAAGCTGTGGTTATTTGAAATGACATAATAATTTCCTTTCTGTCATAAGTTATAAAAAATAATAATAATTTTTGAAGTATCGCAGCTTTTTTGCGGTTCAGTTTTCGCTCTAAAACAAGGTTGTACAACAAGTGTCTTGTATAGCTATACTAATATTAGTCTATAAAAGATTTAATTGTCAACAAAAAAAAGCCCCAGCGAGTAACTAGGGCTATAATTCGAAAGTAAATTAACAATAACATTAGTTATTTAACAAGTCAACATTATTGAGGATATAATTTCTTATAAATGTTAGATACTTGTTTGGCTATCTGTTTATGCTCTGGGTTATTGCCATCAAGATAAGCAGGATGATTAATAAGTTTGCCTAACTCTGTTTCTAAGTCTTCGGAAGTTGGAATACCAGCACCACGACCGACTAACCCCCCATCTTCCATAGTTGATTTAGCAACATTTGCAAGCATATTCAATAATACAGGATTATTTCCTAGTGAAGAGCCGTTAAATGGTGTTTCCAATAACTTAGTCAACTTTCCGCCGTTATCGTACTTTTTAACGATATTTCGTGCCATTTCTATGTTCTGGTCGTAAGCTTGTCCCCAAGTTTCTTTTAATTCCTTTTCAGAAGCTAATAGTTCAGCATCCATTTGCTCTTTTCTTTCTTTAAACCCTTGCTCATTCATAGCCATATAGCTACTCATTAGTTTTTTGTATTGATTAGGGTTTAAACCTATTTCGTGTGCTACTTCTTTAAAAGATGTAGCCATTTGTTCATTTAGTTGTATTTCATCAGGCAATTCTTCGTTAGGTGTATACTCATAACCTTCGATTGTTTCAGGCTTGCCTAAAAAGGCATAAGCATTGTTCCAGTCTTCATCGGTTTCAGGTTTTGTTAATCCTTTTTCGCCTATTTTTTTAGTTAAATTAATATGTCCGTTTAAAAAATCTTCCTGACTTTTGTATTTAGTCACATTTGGGTTAGATTTATATTCGTCTGATAACGAATCATACCAATTTTCTGTTGGTGTTTCAATTGTTTCTGTTGCAGTATCTGTTGTTACAGGTGCGTTTAATTCTTCCATTTTATTCTCCTAAGTTAGTTAAATCTATTCCAGCAAGAGCAAGAATATCTAAAATAGCTGTTCTTCGCCCTTCCTTGTAACTTTGGAAGAAAGGTCTACCGCTTTCGTCCATAGTTGTGTCGATTACAAAATTAACTTGCATTAAATATTGTAATATTCTTCTGCCTTTTTCTGTTTTAAAAAAAGCAAAATCGCTTCTAATTTGTTTTTCTAATTCTTTATCCATTGTTCATTCCTTTATTAACTTGGCTTGCATCCTTAGCCATTTCAACCCCTTGTTGTATATTAGCCATTGTCTGTTGTTGTTTAATTTGCTCTTGTTCCATCTTTATCTCTTGATTAACCTGCTCAATTGATTTAAACAAAGATTGTGGAGCGCCGTTTATATTAGCTATGTGTTTTAATACTTCCATACTATCAACTACTTTAACAACATTAGGGTCAATTTGTGAAAGTATAGGGATTACTTCAAGAGTTTTCTGAATGCCTAGCAATTCAGATTGCTTCTGCGCTCTTGCCATTGGTGAAACATACTCAATATCAAAGTCTAATCCGGATAATACTTGTGGTGGTGTAGGTAGTTTACCCATTCTAAACAAAACGCCAAATATTCTAGTAATTTTAATGCCTAAGAATTCAGACGTAATACGACCGTGCAGAGGTCCCATTAATCTCATCATTCTTTCCGTTCTTTCCATAACTTCCGTTGCTGTCATAGCTGGACTTTGGTGTAATTGTATATCGTCAATAAAGAAATGGCTTCTAATTTGTTGCTTAGTATCATTAATAAGTGCATCGCTTGCATTAATATTACCCGTCGGCATTATTGAAGGTGTGCCTTTTGATGGGTCGTAGTTGATTATCTTACCCGCACCGGCATTTATTTTTTTATCAATCACTGAACCAATAGGGTTTAAAATTGTTGCATCAGCTATTTTTTCACCCACTTTAATATGTATTCTTTTAAATCTTTGTAAGGTTTTTACATCATTTAATGCTGACATAGCAGGTGAACGACCGTAAATCTCTCCTGTTACTTTAAGACCCCTCGCAACTGCATAAGGCATTTCGTGGAAGCCACCTTCGTGCAATAATTTTTGCTCTTCTTCTGCTATATACACAGAAGCAAACGGCAATTCGTCTGCTCTTTCGCTTTCTTTGTTATATACATCTCTCGGGTGTACACAATGAATGATAGTAAACTTCTCGTCCATATTATCTTTTTCAAGGCATTTTTTCATATTGTCCGTAAGGCTTTCAATACCCCACTTTTGTATAATCTGCCTTACACTTAACTTAAATGTACGATATACAGTATCTACAAACCCATCTATGTTTTCGTCTATGCATATCTCACTTAAATGTATATTGTCAAAAGATAAGGCATCTTTATCGCTGTTCTGCCCTATATACATACAAGCCGTGCCTAAGCAACATAAAGAGAGATAAAACTCGTGGCATCTTGAAGCGTGAGCTGTTTTAGGCGAAATAATTTCCGCCATCATTATTTTAGAAACATTTTCTAGCCAATTGCTTACTTCTTTATCGTCATTTAAATGTGAATATTGTTGTGAGATTTTTAACTTAAACCAATTAGTCGCAGGGTTGGTAACAGTGCCGTGTAATACACTGGCTAAGGTAGTGTTTGATATCTCACCCACATTGTCAAAGATTAATGTTGTTCTTTGTTCCCCTATGTTTTTCTCACTATTGAAAATAGCACTATCTGGAAGAAAGTATTCACTCACTTCTTGCCAATTAGATGACCATTTTTGGTGTCGTTGTTTTAAACTCTTATAATGAGCTAATTTTTTCTTAATATTCATCTATCCCCCCAACAATGTTTTCTTTTTGCCATATTCTTCATTATTAACACCGCGCGTTAACATTGTTGAGCGACGATTATACATAGCTGACCTTTTCTTTCTTTGTTTTTGCTCAACTGGTTGAGTAGAAGCATTACTAGGTGCCGTTACATAAGTTTGTTGTTGAGTTTGTCGGGGAGAGCCACCGCCACCAAAAAAGCCTTCTAAACACATTTATTTAATCCCTTTTCTATATACTGTAAAAGTATCATTATAACCTAACTTCTGATATAATCGCCCTACTTTATCAGCATTAATGTTTGCAGACACTCCTAGCTGGATAATTTTAGCACCCTGCTTGATTGCCCAATTCTCAAAATGTTTAATCATTTTAATAACAGCATACCCACCTCTATGGTTTTTGTCAATAAAAACCCCATACTCCCCTGCTATCTTATCTTTACCAAAAAAGTACTCACTGGCATAACCAGCCATAGCACCAACTATAACATTATCCACAGTGTAAACAATGCCTATTTGATTATCCATCTCGACTATTTGTTTTAACACTGCACTAAACTTGCAAATATCATAATCCAAATCTTTATATATAGATTCGCTATGAAACCTTTCAGCAAGGCTTGCAACTTCTTTTATATCATTTATTGTCATTTCTCTTATCAATAATCAATCGCCTGTTCTGTTGGTAAATTTACATATTGGCTTTTTCGTATGTCTTCTGCAAAGGTTAAAGCTAAGCTATCAGCTATATCGGGTGACTTATTGCCCCTTTTCTTCATTTCATCTTTACTAACAAGCTTTATCTTCCCATCATAAGTGGGTTTGTATTCAATGCTTTTAAGTTCTGCCTTTAAAACAGGGTCGTTAGGTAAAGCCCCACCTTCCTGTAACCATTCCTTTAACTTTGTATACATCTCAACTCTTTTGTTAAACAACGACTCTCTTGACGATTTGCCCCCAAAATATACCATTGTCCATCGCTTGTTCAAGGTCTTACCAAAATCAATAACACCATCACCATAACCCGCATCAACAAACACTGCATCTGCTTTGTATTGGTCTTCGTAATTGGAGAGCTTTCTAGCTATAATACCGCTATCGTCATTCTTTTTAATAATCTCTAATATTTTAAAAATAGAACCGTGGCGCATAGAGATAACTGTGCAATCGTCGCCCATTCTCGCATTATCGCAACCAATAATTAAAGGCGAATATTGACTAGATACACCTTTGCGACTTATCGCTTCTTGTATTAACTCATTATTGAAGAACTGCGCCGGACTTTCACCTTCACACTCACCTAGCCAAATATGGTTATACTTTTTAATGTCATCTGCTTTGCACTCTTCGGCTTCTATAAATATCTGTTCGTTGTTATAAGGATTATCTTTATAAGTGACCTTTATTCGTAAAGTATCTTTATAGTTTTTTGCAATAAACTTAGCATATACGGCATCGTGTTCATACTGCGGGTTTAATGTAAAGAACACCTTAGGATTATCATTACGAATAATAGTAGGGATTAACTTATCTAGTGAAGACTCTTTCAAGTATTGTGCTTCTTCTACCCAAGCATAGTTAAACCCTTCTGACGACTTAATAGACTCTTCATTGATTGTTTCAAGGCCTGTAAAGACCATTTTACGACCATTAGCACATTTAATAATCTTTCTAGACTCTAAGAATTCAAACTGTGGTGGTAGGTTTAATCTCTTTTCTATTTCTTTAATCTTTAAACAAACAAGATTCCAACTAGAAGATTCTAAACTGTTTTGTCTCTGTCTACAACATAATACATTAGCTTCATCATTAAGCACGGCTAATGCTAAGTATTCAGCTATCTCGTGTGATTTACCCGACGAACGACCACCGAATAAAAGAGCATATACATATTTTTCAGTGTACAGGGGTTTAAAGTGCGGTGGCTTCTTCCACTCAATCATTCTTTATCAAAACTCATATTAATATTCAACGGCTCTATCTTCATATGAACTTCCTTAGGCTGTTCAACGCCTAATATCTTAGATGACAATTCTAATGCTTTAAGCTGTGTACGGTAATCAGGAGAGCCATCTTTATTTTTAGCACTGCATAACCCTGAAAGTTGAGATAAGATATCACTTCGCAAAATAACATTTTGGTTTTCGTAACATAACACATAACTTTCTATACGCTCTCTTACAGCTGGTTTATTCGCTTCTGCAAAACCTCTATTGCATATAACATACTCTTGCATATTTTTAGTATCAAAATTACTCTTGTAAGCGTCTGCATATGACATACGCCTAAAACCAACATCCCAAGCGAAAGTATTTTGCTTAATTGTCAAGCTCATTCTTTAACTCCTGCACTCTTCTTTTTATCTTAGGTTTACTCATAAGGTTACTAGCCTGCACTGATAAGCTGTTATAATTGGCCTTGCTATCAAAAGCTACATCAAAAGCTTTATACTGCAACTCACCCTTTGCAACAAGCTGACAAAAGTGTTCTTGCTTTGGCGTAAGCTTGGCAAACCTTGCTCGCTGGCTTGCATTCATCATATTTAATTCATTTATTATATCTCTCATATTAAAAATTATACTTAACTATAAAAATTTTTGCAATTCTTTTTTTTTCTTTTTTTTTAAAAATAATATTTGTAGATAGATAAATTTTAATAACAAACAAAATAATTTAAAATAAATAGTTGACAGAATAAAAACGGTATGCTATTTTAACAGTATAAACAAGAAAAGGATAAGACTATGATTAAAATAGAACAATTAAATGAACTAAAAACACAAGTTGCCAATCTGATTAAAGAGCGAAAAGCATACGATAAGCAAAAAACAAAAGACACTAGCAATATGACCAATAAAGCAAGCAAAAATTTAGCTGTGGATTTAGAGTACAAAGCTGTGCATATTCGCAAGCTGGAAGACGCACTACATAAAACAATTGTAGATTTAGGATTAGCAGAAGCTTGGAGTTTAGAAAACTACGACCGTACAACTATTAATTATGGACATATCGAAAGTCCTTACACACCGCCAAAGCCTAATAAATTAAACGAATTAAGCGAAGAAGAATTTTTGAAAGGATTATAGAATGTTTGATATAGATAAATTAACAGAAAAAGAAAAAAAAGAAGCTTCTGATGCTAGAATGAGAATGTTAGCACGAGAACATAGAAATTACAGAAAAAACGAGTATATGGCAGAAGCAAGAGCAGGCGATGGTTATGCTATGTATGAAGTAGGAGTAAAATACTATCAAGGCGAATGGATTGTGCAGGATTATAAAGAAGCCTTGAAGTGGTTTAACAAATCAATTGAAACAGGCGAGCCTTATGCGCATCGATACTTAGTCTATATGTATTACAAGGGTACAGGGGTTGAGAAAGATTATAAAAAAGTAGTTTATCACGGTAGAAAGAGTATTGAATATGACGGCTCTACTGCTTGTGGAATGGTGGGAAAATATGTAAAGGAAGCAGGAGAGTACTTAAAAAATAATAAAGTACAAGACGATGATACAGAGGGAGTAAAAAAGAATCTGTGGATACATACAGAGTGCGGGAAGTGGTATGATGAAACAACAATAGAAATAGATACGCATCCCTCTATTTATGCAGTTATGATAATCCCTTTCTTTATGCAGTTAAAATAATATGTCTGGAAAGGAAAAAAGATGAAAGTGCAAGATTTAAAATTTAGTGAAATTAAACAAGCTTGGGAAAAAGTACAAAATGTTAAAAGTGATTTTTGGCATCAAGATAGTGATATGGAAAAAGCAATTCCAAGAATATTTTTAGAATTAGCAGAAAATAAAACAGACCTTATTACTCCCGAAGGTTACCTTGTTGACACATATTGCCAAGTAGCTGTTTTAAAGGATAAATACCCTAACACTGTGAAAGGGATAAAAGCATTAACTGAGCTTGCTGAACAAGGATATGGCAGTGCTATGCAAGTTTTATGGGATTATTTTAGAGATAAAGGAAAAGGTAGTATAAATCAATGGACACATAAAAGTGCATTACAATGGGAAGCCGATAGAATAATAGCAACAAAAATAAATATGGAAAGAATAAAAGGAAAGAATAAAAGGAAAGAATATAAATTTAAAATTAACACAATAACTTTAACAATAGAAAGTGAACACCCCATTAAATTAGAAAAGTTTAAAATAATATGTCTGGAAAGGAAAAAAGATGAATGAAATGATAGAAAAAATAAGAATTTATAAAGATTTAGGTAATCAAATAGGCGATGAAATTTGGAAACAGATTAGCAATATTGATGAGATTATCAACAATAAGCAGTTTAAAACTTTTAATGTGAGCGCCAAAACAATAGCTTTATCTTTTAATAAAAATAATTGCCCAGTGACCTTGATATTTCAAAGTCCAGATAAGGTGAATATTACACTATCTAAGATTATTATTCAAGAGCTAACTTTTGAAAATGATGAAGTATGCAAAACTGTTGATAGTTATTTAATGACTACCAAAGGCACATACTTAAAGGCTTGGCTACCTAAAAATGACTACTAAACACAAACGGTTTATACACAGTAAACTCTGCATTGTATGCGGTAGGTACGGAGTTGACCAAGCACATATAAGGTCAATTAGTTTAGATTGGAATAAGCAAATAACAGGTATGGGGAGAAAGCCATCAGATGTATGGACATTGCCATTATGCAGAAATTGCCACACACAACAACACCAAATGAATGAGTTGAAGTTTTGGCAAATGCACGGAATAGACCCGTTTGAAGAAGCAATAAATTATGCAATTCGTAGTGATTGTGCAAAGATTAAACAAGAAGCAAAAAAAATAAAGGAAGAAAGAATAGACAATGAAAAAATGTAAAATTTGCGAAGAAAAAAAAGATGAAAAAGAATTTTATAAAAGACACG